CCACGCTTGTAGGCTTCCTCGTGCGGTGTTTCGGGATATTTCGTCTTGCGCACCTGCACCACCGTGCAACGGCAGTTCCAACCATTGGGCGGATAGTAGCTGTCCCAAAACGCATCGCTGAAAGGCAACGTCGTGCCGTTCAAGGCAGCGTGCTCGGGGCGTACATGATCATCACCGACAGTTCGATACTGTAGGTTGTAATGGTCACCGTCCTCGGCAAACTCCTCCCACTTGGCCGCCATATCTGCTGCGGCGTGGGTAAAGTTGTATTCTGCGCGCAGGTAATGTTCATTATAGGTTTTGTCCACCTTTTGAACGTCATTCAAAAAGCGTTCAAACGGCTTTTTATTACCCTGCTCATCGACCAAGGAAGGAAAGGCCTCATTGAGTTCGTGAAAAGTTTTGAGTCCGGAGAAGATATAGGTGGAATGCTCAAGGCTATGACGCATGGTACTACTCATCTTCGTCTGCTTGAACGCTGAATTCAACACATCGGCATGTGTTTCGATAAAGGCCTGCGCCTCCTTGGAGGTGATGATGTTTATATCAAGCGATGCTCCCTTCTGCCTAAAAAGGCCTTTCATCATCGACTTGAAAGCTGCACGAAGCTGTTCCTGTTGCTTCGGGTCTATCTTCTTTGCTGATAAAGCACAACGATGATCACTGGCGAGCAACGCTTCATAACGACTGTGCAGCCCCACATAGGCAGTGGGGCTTAGTCGAAAAAATCTTTTCCTAAAGATTTCCCTTTCTTTCCTTTTTCATGTTGTACCAATGAAGCTGGCATTGCTGCTTCGCGGCGGTCCCCCACGGGCATAGCATATTTCTCTGCGAAATATGCCGGGTCAACATCATAGCGGTCGGCAATCATCGTTTCGTAAGCCACCTGCTGCTCGGGCGTATAGTCAATGGCGTCGTTCCAATCGAAGCGGCAACCCGCGAGTGGGAACTTATGTGCCACCATGCGCGGCAGCAACTGGTTATTGATGACATCGCGCAGCATATCGGCATCGCCCTCGACGAGGTTCTGAAGCACCTGCAGGTGCGTTTGACTCTGTGACAGCGAAGAACCGTCCTCGATGGTCATTGTCTGCCCGATTATGAGCTTCGATATTTCAGAGTTGGCCCGATTAACACGCTCGTTATACACATGATAGGCATCGGACTTCGTGGACTCGACGAATTCGAGTTCCGTATCAAGCGGCATCACGGCCGTCTGTGACGCACCCGCGTCAATGAGCATCCTGTGGAGTCGGTCTATCTCCTTCTTGTCACGCGAAGAGGTTTTTGCGATGCGCATGGGCATGCCGAAAATCTCGCCGAAGGTGTCCCAAAACGCGAGCATGTTCTTCTTCGGTATCGTGTGCAGCGTGGCTTTCAGGAGCAGGCCGAGGTCGTAAGGTTTGCCGGCCTCGATGAGCGAAGGGGCCACAGCCGGTGAATGGTAGTCTATGCCTGTACGCCAGTCCTGCCCGAGCTGCATGATGACGCGCCCGTATTCAGGAACAACGTGCTTGCGGGGAATGAGCCTCACGCAGTCGTAGGCCATCACCGGAGTGTCCGTACCGACGATATCGCCCAGCTCGATAAGCGAATGCCCCCAATAGACCGAGTCGAGCACATAGAGGCAAAAGTCCTTGAACCAAGAATGGTCGAAGTAGTCGAGCAGTTTGGGCTTGTCCTCTCCCTTGTCATCTACAATCTTGAATGACTTGGCCATGACGAAGCCCTCGCGCTGGCGAATACACCCTGACAGATGACCGTCGGCATCGGTGTCGCGGTAGATGTCGTAGAGCGGGCCACGGTTGGGGTTATCGATATTGATGGCTGCCTGCCATGCCCGCCGCCAGTCGGCGATATCCTTGCGCGTGAGGGCATCGGTGGTCTGCTGCAGCTGCATGATGACATGTTTTACGCGCGCCTTGTCATCATCCTTGGCAAGGTTGAAGGTGCCGTAAGGGGTGCGGAGTATGCGGTCGTTGTCACGGCCACGAAGTGAGGAAAAAATATCTTTGATGTTCATAGGAATTGCTTTAATGGATTCTTACCAGTTATGTCTGAGAGGCTTTTGCGAGTGCCACACTACGCCCGTCCCGGAAGGTTCGCCCGTGGCGGCATCTGTGGCCACGGGAAGCGCGGGAATAATCTTTCCCGCCTGTACACCCTCAAGCCATTTAATCGCCCGCTCGTAGCGTTCTTTTCTTATCTCACTGCCCATCTTTTGGGGCATGGCTGCCGTCATGTGGTAGAGTGCGATGTCGCAGGCATACATCACGATGAGCCGGTTGCGGTTATCACCTTCAGCTTTGAACGTGGCCTCGGTGTCGTATACAGGGCGCAGGTACCCAGCTATCTCCTCCATGGCCTCGCGCTCGGCACCTGCCCGGTTCTTGGCCGATGTCTGCGAAACAACTTTTAAAGCGGCTTCGCCGATTACTACCCGGTAGTCTTCATCTGTTACAAACATAAGCTACAATGTTATATATAATGCTTTACGTTCGATGTCGCCCGCGGTCATTCCTTTTCTGAATACCCCGCCTGCGACGAACTTTTTGATATCCTGTTTGGAAATGACTTCAAGTCTTCCCTTGATCATGATGACCATATACTTGCGGTGTGTGATGTGACGCAGATAGTCTGCTTTCCTGACTGCACGCTTGAACTTCCAAGCAAAAATGATGTCTTTGATTAATTTTTTCATTTTACCAACTATTTTTTGATGTTTGTCTTTTGCTGAATTGTGGTTGAAAACTTTCATGCCGTGTGGTGCGCTGCAACTGCCAGATTGCGCCTTCGTCTGCGTCGGGGGCATCGTCATTGCCGCTCATGCCCTTTTCAAAAGCAAGGGTCTGTGCTATGCCCGCCTGCATGTCCGGGTCATCCTTTTGCGAAATATCATAATAGACAAAACCGCGTTCCCAGAGCGGACTGATGGCCTCGACGCGCTGGAACTTGTCCGGCTTCTTGCGCTTGTCGCCCGTGATGGGTAGCTGATAGCCGCGCTGGGTGCCCTCTATCGTGAAATCATCAAGGATGATATCCTGCATGAAGCTGGCCTCCATCATGAAGCGGATAGAGATATTTTTTTCAAGACTCCACTCGTAAAGGTCGTAGCACCAGCGTACGAGTTCTGCCACAGATGCTTTCCTGACAAAGGCCCGCAAGTGCCACAGCTGTGACTTATACTTTCCCCACAGCTTCGCCGCCTTGGTATCATTTGTCTTCTTGCTTTTCCACGACGGGTCTATGTAGAGCACGAGTTCGTCAAAGTCGCGCCATGCCGGGCGCTTAGCATATTTTATCCATTCCTGCTTGAAGACCGTACCCTCGATGATGGGGTTGTGCATCATTTCCTTTTCCCACGCGCGGTAGCCTACGAATTCGGCATAGGCCCGTGCCTCCTCTTTTGTCCACTTTTCACGCCAAACGGGATTGCCCTCACCGTCGACGGCCTTCACCTCAGACACATGTACACCTTTGGTCTTGCAGATGTCAGCCAATACCGAGGTCTTCGAGATAAGGTTGCCCACCATGATAAAGCGTCCGCGGCCTACGTCAAGTGCACCGAAAAGGGCTTCCTTCACCCAGTCCGTCATCTCGCGCACGCGGCGTGGGTTACGGCAAAGTTCATCATCATCGAGGTCGTCGATGACGATATAGTCAGGGCGGGCCTCACGCTTTCTCAAACCACGCGGTGACTGTCCGCGTCCACACGCCAGGAAATGCACTCCGTCCTTGGTAGTGAACTCTCCTTCCGTCCAGTCGCCCATTGACATCTGTTTTCCATAATCGGCGATGATACGCTTGTTGTACTGGAGCTCCGCCTGAATGTCGCCAAGGAGTCGGTTTGCACTGTCCTCAGACTTGCCGACAACGACCATGAAGTCAATCAGACGTTTAGGCTGGAACATCAGCCACAACGGTGTAAAAATATCCATGTGTGTGGACTTGGCATGTCCTCTGGGCCATTTGAATACCGCTTTTAAATTAGGCGTGTTCTTCACTTTCAGTGCAGCAGCATTGTGAAAGGGTGCATTGTGTACGATGCGCACGACTTTACCAGTGACCTTGTCACGCTGTTGCAGGAAATGCGGGAAATAATACTCGCAAAAGGCGGCATAGTCCTTTTGCAGTCTGCGGATACGCCGCTCTTTCTCAACGGCCGTCTCGCGGACGAGGCTCCGGGTATCGGTGATGCTCTGTATCTGCCGGCAGTGTTCCTGCCACTCCAGCTGCATCTGTTTGAGTTCTGCAATCGTAGCCATACTTGTTGTGTATTATAATGTAGACGGGTTCTGCATACGCTCCATGAGGAACTTGTTCTGATACTTATTAATCGCCTTGATGAGTTCGGGGGTAATCTCCGGGTCGTAGGAGGCCTGGTCCTGTATCCACCGGTTGAAAGCCATGAACACCTCTATAGCGTCGATGACGTTCGCCTTCTTATCAAGTTTCTCTATTGTTGATGAGAGCTTGGACAGCTTGTCAGCTAATGAACCGACAAGTGTAGGATCATTCGATTTGTTCACATTCTCTATCATTCCATCAATGGTGAGCAAGAGTTTGTTCACTAATTCAGGACGTGAGATATTCTTTGCGGCACGCGCTTCCTTCCACCCCTCCGTGTTGGCCCACCTGGAGACGGTGACGCGCGATACGTCTACTTTGTCGGCAATCTCATTCTGCTCCATTCCCGACAGATAGAGTGACCGGGCGAGCGATTTTTTCTTTTCAGTTTCTTTTGTCATTTCGCTATAATAATGTTTGAATTATGCCTGCAAAATTGGTCTAAAATATTGACACTTAAAAGAAAGTGTGCAATGCTTGCATACTATACTGCAATGCTTGCACTGTTATTTGCTCTGCTGTGGATTAACTTGTAATATTGCAGCATCAAATTTTACAAAACGATGGGAAAAAGAGTAAGAATTTCAAATGAAAGCCTGAACTGCTACGGCTTTCGCGTACTGACAGCAGGCATTGATGTGGAACAGTACAAGCGAAACCCAGTCCTTTTATATATGCACGAGCGCGGCAATGTGGTTGGCTACGTGAAAGACCTGAAGGTGGAGAACGATGAGATAACGGGAGAACTGATGTTTGACTGTGCTTCGGAACAGAGTGAGCGCTGTCAGAAGCAGTTCGAGTTCGGCAGCCTTCGCATGGTCAGTGCAGGGCTTGAGATTATTGAGACCAGTGAAGACCCTGCCTTATTGGTACCGGGACAGACTCGCCCGACACTCACGAAGAGCAGCCTCTTCGAAGTCAGTGTGGCCGATATCGGGGCCAATGACGACGCTATCGTACTCGAAAAAGACGGAAAGCGAATAACTTTAAGTAAGGACGGAACCTGCGGGCTCCCCCTTATCAATCATAATAACAATCAAAACAAAAAAGACATGGAACAAAAAGTCATTGCCCTGCAGTTAGGGCTGCCGGAAACGGCAACAGAAAAAGAGATTAGCGAGAAGTTGGTCCAGCTGAATACCCTTCAGCAGGAGAACGAAACCCTGAAGGCGGAGAAACAGAAACTCAGCGAAGCACGTATTGTACAGCTGGTTGACACCGCTATCGCGGAGAAACGTCTTGACGCGCAGCATAAGGAGCAGTTTGTGGAGTTGGGCAAGAAGATCGGTGTCGAGGAGTTGGGAAATACCTTACAGGCCATGAAGCCACAGGTGAAGCTGTCGGCGATGCTGGGACATCAAGGAAGCGCTCCCGAATCGGTCAGCGAGAAGACATACACGAAACTCAGTGAAGTACCGGCTGACGAACTTGTGAAGCTGCGTGCTGAGAATGTGGAGGAGTATAAGCGACTCTACGAAGCTGAATATGGCATGGCCTGTGAGTTATAGACAAAGATTAAGCTGATAATATTTAAACAGAATAAGGAAATGGAGAAAATGACAAAAATGAACATGCTCACCAGCTTGTTATTTAACTGCGTGATGGGTGCTGTATTAGCTATTATGTTAGGTGTTACCCCATGGATGGGTGCTGTAGCATTGAATGTACTGGTCCTTGCTGTTGGTGGAGCTTTACCAAAGGGTGCGCTGCGTGCAGGTGTATTTACAGAGGTATGGACAGGTGAACTGGTAAAATCACTCCGCGGTGGATTGGAAGGCTCGTGGCTGGACGGCGTACCCGACCAGAGTACAATCGTCAACAACGATGTGATACATCTTGTAGAGGTTGGCGTAGACCCTGATGTGTTAATCAACAATACAACCTATCCGATACCTTTGCAGGCCTTGGATGACAAGGATATTGCCGTGAAGTTGGATAAGTTCCAAACCAAGGTGACGCCTATCACCGACGATGAGCTCTATGCGGCCAGCTATGATAAGATGGCTCGCGTGAAGGAATCGCATGGCAATTCCATCAACGATTCTAAGTTCACCAAGGCAGCTCATGCCCTCTGTGCGCAGGAGAATACAGCTAAGACCCCTGTGCTAAAAACCACGGGCGAACGCGATGCTGAAACGGGTCGCCTACGGTTGACGATGGCCGACTTGGTGGCACTGAAAGCTGCAATGGACAAGTTGCACGTGCCAGCAGAGAATCGTCGTTTGGTACTCTGTTCCGACCATGTGAATGACCTGCTGCTTGTCAGTCAGACCTTCCGTGAACAGTACAATATTGACCGCGCTACAGGTAAGGTGGGTAAGCTCTACGGCTTCGATGTCTATGAGTATGCCAATACACCGCTCTACACGCAGGCAGGAAAGAAGAAGAACTTGGGCGTGGCTGCCGGGGCCGGCGAGTTTAACTGCTCGTTCGCATTCTACACACCGCGCGTCTTTAAGGCGACAGGTTCAACGAAGATGTACTACAGTGAGGCTGCAACCGATCCTGAGTATCAGCGCAACAAGATTAACTTCCGCCATTACTTCCTCTGTATGCCGAAGAAGGCTGATGCCGGCGTAGTGATGATGAGCGGATACAAGGCTTCTTAATCGGAATTCAATGAGCAAGCCAATACAATATCTCGTTATCCACTGCACGGCCACTCCTGAGGGGCGTGAGGTAAGCTCTGCGGAGATATGCCACTGGCACACTGCGCCAGTCAGTCAGGGTGGCCGTGGCTGGAAGCAGGTGGGATATACAGACATGGTGCACTTGGACGGACGCGTGGAGCGACTCGTTAATAACAACGAGGACGCACAGGTGGACTCATGGGAGGTGACCAACGGTGCTGCAGGCTATAATAGCGTGAGCCGTCACATTGTGTATGTGGGTGGCTGTGACAAAGCAGGGAAGCCTAAGGACACGCGCACCGAGGCGCAGCGCGAAGCGTTGAAACGCTATGTGCAGGACTTCCACGCGCGGTTCCCGCAGATCCATATCGTGGGGCATCATGAATTGAACCCTGGTAAAGCCTGCCCAAGTTTCGATGTTCCAGCGTGGCTACGCTCGATAGGCATTCGACAAGTTTAACGATAAAAACCAACGACAATGGCAGAGACTATATTCCAAATTCTGCAATGGGCTCTCCCCGCGGGCA